CGACTAAGCAACATCTGATCATTAAATGTACCGGCTAGGTCGTAACCCAGCCCTAATCAATTTGATTATTATTTAAAACCAGGTGTAACCCGTTGACCCTACTAAGGCGAAGTTAAAAACTTGCCCGTTACGAGTCCGTATATAAAATACGCTCTGGTCGATCCAGAGATTTATTGGTGGATTGGTTAACCACCGCACGACTATATAAAGACATACATTGTTTATTTATTTTTATTTTTAAAGTGGTGCGTGCATTTGACCTCTCGAGGCACACCCGAAACTTTCGGGTGTTTGGCACGCTATAACCTTTTAGGGTGGTTATAAACCCACACCCCAGACATTAAAAAGTATTGTCTGGGGATGTAATCGCAAATGCGTATAGTGTAGGTACACAAATAAAGTAGATGGGATCAAAATCGACCCCACCTGCCATGAAAATGTCAACCAAAGGCCAACCTTCATCAGAACCTGAAGAACTACCACACCGCATAGATGTCACAAGTTTAATGCTCTCTTGTTCACTATATATACCAACTGTATCACGACGCTTACAATACGCAGGACGAAATTTCCAACGTGAATATTGGGGGGTGACCACAGATAAGGCACTTTGTGTGTTGGCATTAGTAATTGCCATACCACGATGACCCCACACACCACGTTGAACACCAAGTTGTGTAGTGGTAGGCGCACGGGATAATGTTGATGCATTGGCAGTGTCAACACCTGTAGAATATCTATTGATTGCTTGAGCCGGAGCTGTGTCCAATATATGTGTTCTAGGATCTCTTTCAACAGTAATTTGATCAGGAATGGAAAAACCATTTGTGACAACATTATACTGGTGAATAATTGCTCCTCGGTAACCGGCAAAACAATTCGTAATCCACCCCAATGGATGCGGAGGAGAATATTGGAACTGTTTCTTACCAGCAACAACAATGCCAGCAGCATAATTAACAGCTTGAGTACTAAAACCATATTCAACTGGAAATCTAGGAACATAATTAACATGATTATAAAATTTTCGAGATTGATACACACCGGAGGCTGAAAATGGATTGCCAAGAAATTCACGATGGTAGAAACTTGTTCGGTGCAAAAGAGTGCGTAAAGAAGCAACAGTTTCACCAACTGTAATAACATTGGTGTCGACAGGTACTTGTATCAATGCCACATCCGCCAATTGCTCCTCACCCGATTGCACTTCCAAAAAAGACCACAAAGGAGTCTCATTTGGTTGTGCCAGCTGAAAATCAGGAGCTGTATGAGCAAAAAGTAAGATATCGATTTCCTGTGAAGACGCAGGACCAGTAAGTTCATTAAGTACAGTAACACGCACATAACCATTAAAAGCCTTCTTATCAATTGTAACAGTACCATCAGTAGCATTAGTCCAATTATTTCCAGTATTCGTGGTATTAAGCCAAGGATCCTGAGCTTTATATGGAACAATAAAAGTGATTTCAGTTTCCATTTGCAAATCAACAACCCGAGTAACTGTTGTAGTTTCTGAATTGGTTGTGGGAACTTCTTGTGGGTCCCATGAGATTTGCACACGACCTGTATGATAACGCGTTTTAATAAATCTCAGTGTATAAACCATACCACCTCTCCACTGCGAAAATAATGTGGCACAATGTGAGGCTGGTGTATTATTGGCATAATCCTGACCAGTACCTGCATTAACCGCATAATTTCGTGGTGTGACGGGAAAAAGAAACAATTGTGTGCCCGGTGAATAAGCATCAGTCCATAATGCACCCGTGAGAAATGAATCACGAGCACAAAAATGGGAAATAACCAATTCATCATCAGGTTTAGCACCCGTAACAGACTTATCAACAGTGATCTCATTTTTGGGATCAAGTGTTAATTTATCCATGGGCACGCCGGTTTCCACGGCAGCAAAAGAATGGAAAGCTTTAGGTTGATAAGGCATCACATCATTGAGAACTGGTGGATTGCTATACCCAAAAAGGGATGCAATACCACCAACCGCTCGAGCACCAATTTCTGTTGCCCTAGCCAAACTACCTATAATGGGAGTATCAGTTAATTTACTAGCAACAGAAGCTATAGCAGTAGCTGGTCCACTAATGGGACCAGCTTTATCATACTCATCACCTTGAAGCACCAAACCAGACGTTAACCCGGCTAGTTCAACATCAGTTGCCCAAGCATAACACGTCACTGTGACATTAGATCCAGTGACACCATTAGCACTTCGCAACTTTGAATATAAAATATAACTTATCTGGCCCATAGAACCAAAATCTTCATTACTTTGCAAATCCAACCAAGCGTGAGGCCATAGAAATGGTAATTCCAATTCAGAAGAAGTCATATCTTGTGGGAATATAAAAGTGCCAGGCATTTGTGAAAATTTAACCTGATCACCAATACTTTCCACAATATCACGAGAATCTCCATCTAAAGGACAATAACAAGCGCGCATTGCACCATAATAAAACGGTGAAGCATTAATGACAAATTTTAAATGAAGCTTAGCGCGCATACGTGCAAAATTGGTAATTTTGTTCTTGATAGCTTGCTTATTGAAAAACAATTGCCATGGTTTAAACTGTGTCATCAAAGTGGGCGTAGATCCCTCCACCCACGAAAATGTGTCAATGGCAACTGGACGTTCCAAAAAAGAACCAAGACCAGCCGCCACATCCACATCGGGTTTGTAGGTAACCATGGGAGTGGTCACCATATCCCCCATACCAGCATCAGCAAAAACTAAATTTTGTTGACGCTGCATCATGGGGGTGCCATCCTCCAATTCAGCTGATTGAATTTCTAAATAAGAGAACGGAATTTGTGTGCGGTTTGTATAAGAACCGCACGAAACTTTTTCATATGTTGTTTGAGTAGATGGGTAAATTCATCATCCTTTACATCTATAAGGGACAATATATTTTGTGAACTTGGTGACTAACTAACACCACTCCTAAATAGGAGCTACCGGGAACGCCGTAGTGAGTAAATATGCACATGTCCACTCTCATCTGATTGTAAATCACAAAATCGTTTTATCAGATGCAGTAACTACATATGCACGTTGCTATTTGGCTTTGATATATATCAGGACGTTGCAACACACGCCCCAGAATCTGGGGGATTTGTTATAGCACCCCCCCCAAGGGTGCGAACCGGGGATATTTATATATGCGCCTCCCCGTGGCGCATGCTTTGGAATTAGATTGACCATTCAAAATTACCCAAAATATGACGGGTAGTTTCTGGTTCATTCTCCAAATAGGCATGTGAAGCCTCAATAAAGCGTTCCTTAAGATCATCCCATGTGGGAAAAACCCCGGGATCAGCATAATTTAGAAGGTTTGCACGATCTAATAAAATTCGCAAATATTGAGATTGTCTTTCAAACTCGTCTCGTCCGTGAAAAAACCATTCGGCAACAGCTGAGCGAACTATATCGACAGTTTGCTTTTGCGGGCTCTCTGTTTTGCTTGGTATACAAATCATCAAACTTTTCCAGATCGATTTAGTATCAAGATTTGCCATATATGCATCAAGTTCGGGTTCATAACGGAATGTTCTTTTAAGAAAAGAAACATCAGATATATGTATAAAAGGTACACTTTCGGCAATTTTATCGGCCATAGTATATCCAATTCCCACATTAGATAAAACGACTGCAATAGCAGTGTGGTTAAACCAATCAACTCCACTACCTGCAGTATTATCATCACCATAAGTAATTAAACTGACATTTCGTTGAAATGAATCCACCTCCTTATCAGGATTTAGTTCATGGTAACAATATCGCATATATAACGAATTTACTAAACAATTGATAATAACGGTCAAGGGATGACCTGAAGGGTTAGATCCAAAGAAACGCATAAGGTCTCCGTTAAAATTGCAAAAAGCGAAGGCTACATCTTCGGCCACAACTTGGACTACATTTATTAATTCTTGATCAGCTCCACTCCAGGTCAATAACATACGAATAATACGAAATGCCTCCATTATAACTAAAGCTCCCATATTCTTATCGAAAGCCTCAAAATCTCCCGCAATGAGCCGATCTTCACCATGCTTAGTAACATACTGATATATTCGCGTCCATTCAATAGAAGTCGCGTTGGTGCCAGGTGCACACTCAAAAAGATATTTATTAAATTGCATAACACGAACAAAGGGTAATAATGCCATTCGAACACAAATACTCCAAGCAAATGGTCCTCCCATAAATAGTCGAGCTTTACCAGCTTCGACTTTACGCAATGGCAGAGCTTCATCTTTCAAATGTTGCATAAAAACTGGAGCTGTACTAACACCGCACGTCATTTTATTCCAGCATGATTCAACATCTTTTTTAATTTCATCAGTTAAGACAATTGGATGCTGCCATATCTCGTCCCCTGGCATACGCATTATATGATTACGCTTACTATTATTATATGGATAACCAGCGCTGGTTCCAAAATTCATTGAATCAACGAATTTAGTACCAGGCATTCCATTAAGAGCAACTTTCAAACAAAGCGGTGATTTCAATTCATCTTTAAATTGAGATGGCAAGCCAGAAAAAATCGTGCGAGCAAAAC